CGCTAACTGTTCTCCCGAACGGCCTGCTTGTTCTCTTTTAGATAAACTCATTCTTATGGTGCTGAGATGACTACGAAGTCGTGGTCTACCGTCATCGTTGTACCTGACGATACCACGAAAGGGGCTCAAGGCTCCAGCTGTGCTTCCTCGTCTACTACCTTCATCGGTAATAAGACGTTGCAGCATTCCCGTACTGGCCAGGCCAATTTGGGCTGGCGAGCACAGGTTCAAGCTGGTCAAAATGCCGCGACTCCCTTTTCTGCTTCTCATCAGCTCATGCTCTATACTCCGGCTGATGGGCGTGTTGACTACACTACCCATTGCGCTGGATGTAGGACCGGACCACTTTCCACTGTGTTCGACCGACAGACCGGGACTCGTAATATTATGACTCTCGGTCTTATTGGAAGTCACTTTGGTAGTGGCACTGATGCTTGTGCGTCTAGCCGGGCGACATCTAACTTGTATAAGAAACTCCGCAACGCCCACCATCAATTCCAGGGTGGGGTCTTCGTTGGGGAGTTTACGAAAACACTTAAGATGTTCGCGGGTGCTGCAGGTGGTTTGCGTAAAGGAGCTTTAGGTTTCTTATCTTATTGGAAGGGGAATTCTCCGACCAAAAGCAAGAAACGCAATCGCTCCCTCAGCAAGTCAATTGCAGATCACTGGCTCGAAACGGTCTTTGGTTGGCAACCGCTAATCAATGACGTAAAGGACGCTGCTATTGCTCTTGCTAGGCTGCAGCATGAAGTTCCTGCAGTCAGGTTTAGAGTAAACGCACTTTGTGAGGAGCAAACCTTACACACCGTTACTAAATCTAATTCTGGATTATTTGGCTGGTATCTTCAAACTACCCGCTCAGTTAAAACGGAACAGATTTACTATGGTGCCTATCGGGCTTCGTTACCGGCCAATGATCCTCTCCAACGGGTAATTTCTTTGAGCGGTTTTGATCTCCGCTCTTTGATACCAACCGTTTGGGAATTGGTTCCTTGGTCGTTTCTCGTCGATTATTTTGTAAATATCGGCGAGGTGCTTGAGGCCTATACTACTGACACTAGCATTGTTGCTTGGGTTGTTTCGGTTTCCAGAAAAGAAAGTAAGGAAATTCAAACTCTTACGATCGATCCTGGATCCCACAACGCATACACCTCTGCTTTTTGTCAAGAGCAAGGTCTTAAAACTTCAGGCACACCCGGCAGGTTTGAAGTTAAACTTCAGACCATCAACCGTCAGCCTTTAGCCCAGGTACCTTTGCTGATGCCTAGGCTTAAGATATCAAATATCTCAGGTAAACAATTTGTTAACATGGGAGCTTTGATTATCAGCAGACGGTAAGTACCCCATCCTTGGGGCCTTCAACATGTTTCTCTTTTGGAGAATAATCATGTCTTACGCACCCACCTCCCCTGTAACAGGGGGAGCTCAGACGGGATTCACGTCGCCAACCTATACGATCGCTGCCGATGTGGCACCGGACGTAAACGGGAAGCAACATGCGGTCACTGCTCTGGGCGGTACTCAAGCAGGTGTCACGGCTCACACCGTGCAGTCGCCTTTTACGGCAACATTCGTCCGGCCAAAGACTTTTAAGTCCTTGTCCGTGGTGGATCCTGTGACTGGCCAATTGCGGTCGGTACCGAAGAACAGCTGGAAGTTTATCGTCCGTAAGGGCGCTACTCCTCTAGCTGGGCAGACTCCGTCCGTCTTGATCGCCACCCTTTCGGTGGACGTTCCGGCCGGTTCGGATACTGCTGACCCTGCCAACATCCGAGCTGCGATTTCGCTGCTCGTCGGCTTGCTGAACCAGCAGTCTGCTGGTATCGGCGATAGCCTGGTGACTGGCTTGGCCTTCTAACGGTTCGCTCGTAGCTAACCAGTTATGAGTACTACCAAGGAGAACTTATGCGTGATTACGCTAAACTCAAAAGCAGTCTCCGAGACGATCTGGGGAACCTCGATCACATGCTCACTTCTGACATGTCACTCGAGGCCGCTCAGCGTTTGTGGCTTTCAAACTCATTCTGGAAGAAATTTCAGGATGATTTGGAACCGGACTGTGATCGGAAATGTCTTGCCCTCTTTTTGGAGAGTAATGACAGATGCCGGTCGTTCAATCTGGAGCCTAAAACGCTGTTTGAAGAAGTTGTCATCAATGAGGTTAAAACCTTGTTTGACAACTACTTCTTCTGCGGTCCGGACCAGTCTTACACTCTATCGGATGTTTTCGATGGATGTGGGACAGGCCCCGGTGCTAGTGTTGGAGTTGACTCTTACAACTTCTATACGAAGATGTTTGATTCAACCCTCTCTGGCACCTCAGAACGCCTCTACCGTTATTACAGGTATGCGATTATGGATAACCCTACCTGGCTTAGCGCAGAGAAAGCGCGCGAAGAAAGGTATGGGCACCTAATCGTAGGCGGCAACCGTCTTTCTTTTGTTCCGAAAACGTCGGAAGTTTCGCGTTCAATCTGTACCGAACCTGTTCTGAATATGTTCCTTCAGAAAGGGGTCGGATCTGTTTTCGAGAAAATTCTGTGGCGGAGATATCGAATTGATTTCTCCACTCAGCCTGATCTCAACAAACAGCTCGCGCGTGAAGGAAGTCTTTCGGGCCGTTTCGGCACGATCGACCTCTCTAGCGCGTCAGACAGTATAGCGCTCTCTATGCTCAAG